AGAGATGCCGCCGATCACACGTTTATCGCCAAATATCCTGGCGATATAGGAAACAGTATACGAGTAAGTATACTACAATCAGATTCATCAGGATCAGCATCAGTATTCAATGCAAACACAGAAATGGTAAACAACTTTGATGGTGCCCCTGGCACATCAACTTTTGCTTCTGGTATATCTGCATCAAACGACGAAATTCACGTAATAGTGGTAGACTCTGACGGTGAGATATCTGGTACAAGAGGTGAAGTTTTAGAAACTTTCCCATTTTTGTCAATGGCAAAAAATGCAAAGAGTGACGACGGATCTTCTAATTTTGTAAGAGATGTTATCAATAACTCTTCACAATATGTCTGGTTAGCAGGCAAAGGCGATGAAGGATCGTTTTCTTCACAAGCAATAGGAAACAAAAACTTCCTTGATGCCACTAACGGTACGGATTTTGCAGGTTCCAAAGGAGTAGTATCTATTCCAATGACAGGTGGCATAAAATCTTCAGCACTAACTACTGGAAACTATGCAACTGGACACGATCTGTTCGAAGATGTAGACACCATAGAAGTAGACATGCTAATCGCACCAGGTATGGCATCTACTGGTGATCATACTACAGTAGTCAACGATCTGGTTGCAACTGCACAGACACTAAGAAAAGACTGTGTTGTAGTAGCGTCTGCGCCTTCTAGAGCAGACATTATAGGCATACCTGCCGTCACTGCAAATGCTAACGCAATAACACGTGCTAATTCATTCACTAGAAGTTCTTATCTCTTCGTAGATAACAACTACCTAAAGGTGTATGACAAGTACAATGATCAGTATATCGAAATACCTGCCGCATCATCAACCGCTGGAATTTTTGCGGCGACAGATGCAGTTGCCGCACCTTGGTTCAGTCCTGCGGGTCCTCGAAGAGGACAGTATTTGGGAATTACTGCACTAAATTATTCACCGACCAAATCACAGAGAGATAGTCTTTATAAGGCAAGTGTCAACCCAATCTCAAACATACCAGGTCAAGGTGTGTTACTCTTTGGTGATAAAACTAAACTTGCTAGACCAAGTGCCTTTGATCGTATCAACGTTCGAAGATTATTCCTTGGTATAGAAAGGGCAATCGCCATTGCCGCAAGAAACGTCATGTTTGAATTCAACGACGAGTTTACTCGTGCAGAGTTTACAAACATTGTCGAACCCTTCCTTCGAGAAATCCAAGGTCGTCGCGGTATCACCGACTTCCGTGTAGTTTGTGACGATACAAACAACACTGCGGCAGTTATAGATAGAAACGAATTCATTGCGAACATCTTCATCAAACCAGCACGTTCAATTAACTTCGTCACACTTAATTTTGTGGCAGTTAGAACTGGCGTGGCGTTTGAAGAAGTAGTTGGCACTGTTTGATCTGTAGCATAGGAGAATAGACAAATGGCAGTCCTAAATATCGACGACTTCAAAGCAAAGTTGAAAGGTGGCGGTGCAAGACCAAACCTCTTCAAAGCAACTATCAACTTTCCTGCCTATGCACAAGGTGATGTAGAAATTACATCGTTTATGTGTAAAGCGGCACAACTACCGTCATCAATAATGGCAGTGGTAGAAATACCGTTTAGAGGTAGACAACTTAAAATCGCTGGTGACCGAACATTCGAATCTTGGTCACCAACAATCCTTAACGATACAGACTTCGTTGTCAGAAATGCAATGGAACGATGGATGAACGGTATCAATGCACACAGTGCAAATACTGGTCTAGTCGCACCTGCGGATTATTCTGCCGACCTAATTGTAGAACAGTTAGATCGTGACGAAACAGTATTAAAGCGTTACAACTTCCGTGGTTGTTTCCCGACAAATATCGGGGCAATTGACCTTGATTACGGAACAAACGATGCTATCGAAGAGTTCACAGTTGAATTTCAAGTACAGTATTGGGAATCCGCGACTACAAGTTAAGGTATACATATAAGAAAAGAGTAGGGCATTCATTTGCCCTACTTACTCTAATACAAAAGGTAAACGAATGGCAGACAATACTCTAAAACTATTTGGTTTTGAGATCAGACGGTCTAAGAAAGCAGACGCAGAAGATAAGAAACTAAAATCTATTGTACCGCCAGTAGATGAGGATGGTGCTGGTTACGTAACCGCATCTGGAACTCACTTTGCTCAATATGTAGATATCGACGGTGACAAGTCAAAAGACAATGCCGCTCTGATACAAAAGTATCGTGGTATATCGATGCACCCCGAAGTGGATGCCGCTATCGAAGATATTATGAACGAAGCAATATCTGGTTCAGAAGAAGGGTTTCCAGTGGAACTCATTCTTGACGATGTTGATACATCAAAATCAATTAAAAACAAAATCACTGACGAATTCAAAGAACTTCTAAATATGTTAAGGTTTACCGATTTAGGTCACGACATATTTAGAAAATGGTATATTGATGGACGACTATCGTTTCATATAGTCGTGAATGATACTCAGTTGAGTAAAGGTATACAGGATATTCGCCCTATTGATTCCTCTAAGATCCGTAAGGTCAAAGAGGTAAAGTCTAAAAAAGACCCAATCACAGGTGCGAAGATTATTGAAGAAACGAATGAACACTACATATATCAGGAAAAACCTGGTCAACAAGCATCAGGCATAAAACTAACAAAAGACAGTGTGTTGTACGTAACATCTGGTTTGTTAGACGCAGACCAAAAGCGTGTCATATCGTTCCTTCATAAAGCATTAAAACCTGTAAACCAGTTACGAATGATGGAAGACTCACTCGTAATCTACCGACTTGCACGTGCCCCAGAACGTAGAATCTTCTACATTGATGTGGGTAACATGCAGAAAGGTAAGGCAGAAGAATACATGAAAGGTATCATGTCACGATACCGAAACAAACTTGTATACGATGCAACAACTGGTGCGATCAAAGATGATCGTAAACATATGTCAATGCTCGAAGATTTCTGGTTACCAAGACGTGAAGGTGGTAGGGGTACTGAGATATCCACATTGCCTGGCGGTGATAACCTTGGACAGATCGACGATATTGTATACTTCCAGAAAAGATTATATCGTTCACTGAACGTTCCTATCAATAGACTAGAACAGGAAGCACAATTCTCTCTAGGTAGATCAACAGAGATCTCAAGAGATGAATTGAAGTTTCAGAAGTTTATTGACAGACTGCGTAAAAGATTTACTAAACTGTTTAGTGAACTTCTTAGAAAACAACTTATACTTAAAGGTATTATTACCCAAGACGATTGGGATATGTGGGCAAACGAAATACGTTATGACTTCGTAAGAGACAACAACTTTGTTGAACTCAAAGAAGCAGAACTTATTCGGGAGCGTATGAGTACTATGGACTTAGTGCAACAATACATAGGTGAATACCTGTCAAAAGGTTGGGTTGCAAAGAATGTACTTCAACTCTCTGAAGAAGAGTGGAAAGACATGAAAGAAGAAATTGAACAAGAAAAGAAAGAGGGAGAGATCCCCGATGAAGAAGAAAATGGAGATAATGATGACGAAAATGAGATCCCCACAGGAGGAGACAGTGATGAGTGAAGATAACACTCTAGAGAATATGATCGATTATGCGGCAAATGCTGACTATAATAAAGCAAATGCAATATTCAATGATATGATCGCACAAAAGATGGATGCGGCAATAGATCAAGAACGCATTGCGATTGCTGGTAAAATATTTAATGATGTCGATCCAGAAGAACTCGAAGCGGAGGCAGAAGCAGATGCAGAAGAAGTTGATAACATCGAAACTGCCGAAGAAGGCGAAGAGTCCGAAGAGGTTGAAGCAAGCGATGAAACCGAAGAGACATCTACCGAAGAAGATGAGGTAGAAGGTCACCCAGTTTAAATTGAAAATAAAAGATTTAGTTTGTATAAATAAACGTAACAATAATACAATAGGTGTGTCTAAATGAGAACATTCAAACAAATACGCGAAGCAATGAAAAAGGGCATGCCACCTGGTGACCATGTATATGATAAAAAGATTAAAGGTCACGTTTTGATGGTACATAAAATAAAAGGATCACGACCCTTTGTCACTTATATTGACAATGAAGAGTTGGATAGATTTAAAGATTTAAACTCCGCTAAAAAAGCAGGTGAAGCATTTATAAAAGCGGCGAAAGGATAATAAATGTCAACAGTATTTTCTATTAGAGCAACCGAAGTTGCCGCCCCCACAACTGCTGGTGCGGCAATAAATGTATCTGGAGCAAGATATGTTAGAGTAGTCAACACTCATGCTACCAATGCTTATCTAGTATCTCAGGTAAAAGGTGATGGTGGATATGCTGGCACTATTACACTAGCAGGTGCAACCGACTGTATTATCAAAAAAGACGCAACAGACGAATTGTGGGCGGCAAACGCGGCAGTAAAATTCTCTAAAATTGCAAATCCAGAAGGATAGCAAATGAAACTAATTACGGAATATACAGAATCAAATGTGCAATGTATCGTCGAAAAAAAAGAAGACGGTAAGAAAAAATATATCATTGAAGGTGTATTTGCACAAGCAGACACAAAGAATAGAAATGGACGTATTTACCCAATGCAAGTCATGGAACAGGCAGTGGCAAAATATGTCGATACACAGGTTTCCAAGGACAGAGCGGTTGGTGAGTTAAATCACCCAGAAGGACCCACTGTTAACTTGGATAAAGTATCTCATAAGATTAATGAACTCAAATTTGAGGGAAATAATGTT